CTTTGATTTCCTTGTTCTCTGTGTTCTCCACGAAGAAGTATAACAGCGTGGCAGTTCTATTTTTTGGTGCCCAGGGCAGGCTGTTTAGTCCCAGCATCGCAAATCCGATCAATAGATCGCCGTTGAATATGCCGATGCTACCCTTGTAGAACGGTGAAACCAATGCCTTCTTGATGTAGGTGTAGAAGTGTTGCTCGTCGTAATCGGTGTCAAACTTACCGGATTCCACCAGGGCCTTGTAGGCCAGTCTAACCACGCTCATAGCGTCTAACTCGTTCAAAGGTCTTGTGTTGATCACGGTCTGCATTATGCCCTCCCCCATTTGATGTCTTTGACTATGCCGGCGGAGAATTCCATACCCTTGTCATTGGGAAAGAATATCTGTTGGCTGGCCACGTTGGTGGTCCTGCCCGCCTGTTTCTCGAAGTCCGCGAACTGCGTGGCACACTGGATTGTCAGCGTGGCCGTCTTCTCGGTCTCCTGTATTGAAAATGTGGTTATCCTGCCATCGAAATACTGGAACACGTTCTGTGTGTTGAGATTGTTGTTGTTGTCCAGTATCGCCCGGTAGATCACTATGCGCCTGTCGATGTATTCGTTGTTGGTGACCAACGCTATGGTTGTGAGGTCAACCGCTGTGAATGATATGTCTATGCTACCAACACGGATGTCCGCCGTCTCTGACACGTTGCCAAAACCTATGAACTGTCCCTGTGCCGTGTATGTGTTGATGCCGGCATCCGGTGCAGTGGCCGAGTCATAGTTGATGTCTATGCTGGCATTGGTAAGATAAACTGGTGTGTCAAGATGCAGTTCCAACAGGTCAGCCACCACCAATTGCTGTGTGCCTAGTTTGGTCTGTAAAGAACTTGATAGGTTCCTGGCCATTACAATTCCTCTCTTACTTCAATTTCGTATCTGTAGAATCCTTCCACGTCAGTAGCGAATGTGCTCTGGTCCGAGTTAAGGAAAACCCGGAATGGCACGTCGTTGTAGGTGACCGTGGTCGCCCCGGTTACCGCTGTGGTCAGTGCCGGAAATATGTTTATGGTGTCTATGGTTGAACCATCTAGGTTGGTGTCCGCTGTCAGTTGGTAGACCTTGTTGTGGTTTGAAAATTTTATGAAATCACCTGCCTTGAGTGTGCCAGTGCCTCCGGACACAGGTATCGCTGTGCTACCCGCGGTGATGTTGTAGGCCGGATCGATGCTGGAATCATCGACCACCGTCACCGTGCCAGTGGCAGTGCCTGATGTGGATGCTATCACTGGTGGTGTTATGGTGAACGATTCCAACCTGCCGTGCTGGTTGTTGATGAATGCGTTCACTGTCTTGAAATCTGAGAGGGACAATGGTATGGAAGTCATCTTGAAACTGAAAAACTGTCCTGCCACGCTGGCCCTCTGAGTCCTGCCTGAAATGCTCGTCGTCACCCTCGTGTTGGTGTTGGATTTGAATTGTATCGTGTTGAAAAATGTTGTTGGAAATGTGCCAGCCATTATGTCAGTGCCCTCCTACCTCTCTCGTTCATTGCTTGGTTGATAACACCTATGATAGTGCCCTGTCTGGCCCTGATCAGGTTGTCGAATCCCTGTGCGTCCACGGTGTTGATGTTGAATGTGACGTTGACCGGTTGGCCCGATCCCATCTGTTGATTGTTGGCTATCCTGCCGGGTGTGTTTGGAACGAACATCTCTGGCCCATTCTCGCCCACTATGTAATCCTGGCCAGGCACCACTGGACCACCTCTCTGTCTTCCTTGATATTCTGTGGCACGTATGGCATTGATCTGTGATGCCACATATCCGGCCGCACCCGCGGCGAACAAAGCACCAACCAGAGGACCACCAATTTTATTTCCTGTTGCGAACGCACCCAATACAGCAGATTTACCTGCTATCAATGCCTCGGCAATCTGTAATGCCTTGTAGGCCTGGAATGCTTTCTTGTTCTGTTGGGCGGCCTGTTGTAGCAGGTCCCTGCCGGCCGCAATGACCAGACCCTTCTTCTCTTCTTCTGTCTTGCCTGTTAGGTCTATGTCTTTGGCCTTGCCGTTCTTGATCAGTTCGATATCCTCTTCCTGTCTCCTACGTCTTGCTTCAGCCTCTCTCTTGTAGATCTCTTCACGTTCCTTGGCGGCGATGTCTTCCACCTTGGTGATAAGGTCAGTGTATTTCTGATAATTTTCTATGTCCTTGTTTCTCAAGGTTTCCAATCTCTGGATTTTCTCCCTCTCTTGCCTTAAATTTTCTTGTAATGCGTCCTCCCCGAGGATCGCCATCTGTTCTAGGAATTTTTCTTCTTTTTTCAACAATTCCTGTAATTCCGATTCTCTCTTCTTGAGTTCTTTTGATTGCTTGGTGGCCGGATCTTCTATGATCATAGCGTCCTCTATGGCACCTATCGCTTCCTTGAGTTCCTGTGCCTTGGCCTGCTCGATAACATTCTGCAATCCGTCATCTAGGGCATCCGCACCTTTCTTGGCCGCAAAAAACCCAGCACCCAGTGAAACCAACCCAACCGTCAATTTCAGGATTGGATTTTTCAACATCGTGGCATTGAGTATGCCCATTGACACCGCTGTGGCCCTGATGGCCGCCGATGCCCTGTAGAAATATGCCGCCAGTTTCAATGCCACTATGGCCTGTAATGCGAACTTGACAAGATCGGCGTTTTCCTTGACGAATTTCAATGCGTTGCTGACACCCACCGTGGCGTTGGCCAATGTTATGCCCAGTGCCCTTGCGTAGATGTCTATGGTTTGTTGGTTTTCGGCCAATATGTCATTGAATGAACCAAACTGCTCCTCCAGTTCACCAACAAACTCTTCTCCAACCACACGTTGGAAATTGAATAACTTGTCACCTATCATTGACACAACACCATCAAAGGTCTGTGCTAATGATTCGGCCGCGTTGCCAAATTCACCACCGGGACCAAATGTCTTCTGTAGGGCCGCCGCGGTCTCTTCAACGGTGACCTTGACACCTTGCTTGAATCCAAGCAATGATGTGACACCTTTCTCCCTCAATAGATCCGCCGCACCTATACCACCGCTCAATGCCCTCTGTAGTTGTTCACCCGCTGTCTGGAAATCCAGACCTGTTACGGCCGCTATGTTTCCCGCTAGTTGTAAATTGTCTCCCAATGCCGCGGCATCTTCAGACACCACTGCCAGGTTACCCGAGGCCGCCGCTATCTGATCCAGTGAGAATGGAACTGTGGCCGCAAATTCTGACAGTGTCTCAAAGGCCTTAGCACCCTCAGTGGCACTGCCGAACAGGAACTTGAATCTTAATTGTAAATTTTGGACTGATCTACCAACATCAACGAAACTCTTAATGGCCTTGGTGGCTCCTATGGTCGCCAGGGCACCTGACGCCACTTTGGCCGCCGTGCCAAGACCACCCAGGGCTCGCTCACTCTTGCCCAGACTGGTATTGAGGTTGTCTATATCCTTTTTGTTTCTTACCCGGACATTAACGTCCACGTTTTGTTGAACCATAGTTCGTCTTCTGCCTCCTCATCTGCCTGTTGGTGGCATCTTGTTCAAATTTGAAGTAGGCGGACCAGAGGTCCAGTTCCAACGTCGATAATTGCACCACCTTTTCGATAGGCATCTTTAACCTATCGGCCAACACGATGAGCAACCTTAGTTCGCCGTTGGATTCTACTCCTTTGCCAATTCCTTGGCAGTGGGTTTGACGGCGGCGTTGTTGATCACACCACACACCCTTGTTATCACGGATGGATCCGCCTCGTTCATAAGGTTTATCCTGTCCGCGTCATTGAAGATCCTCTTGCCCTGACTGTCTCTGGCTTTGACTATCAGGCTCTCTATCAATGCTTCCACTACCTTGCCCTGTGTCTGCAGTTCTATTATCTTGGACTCATCCTGGAAAGAATAGGTCCTCCTGTAATAGATCTCCATATCCCACTCGGGCACTTCTAGTTTGTGCAGATCACTGCCTATCTGTCTCTGGTAGTGATTTGCTATCTTGCTTATTGTTGCGTTTGACATCATTTTCTCCTTGATTTGGTTCGTCTTGCAACCTCCGTAACGGCAGGTCGAACTATACCGTTAGGGGCCTGTTTCGAATATCCGTTGTCCAAGCGATTGATGTAGGGAACCCGGTTTGATATGCTGTATCGCATCTTGGATTCTCTGCTCTGCTTCCAACCCTTCTTGGCCCGACCAGACTTAACTGGTGTCCTCCTCTTTATTGTCCTAAAGAGGTCGTCGGATATCAGGCGCACCCGATCCGCTACGGCATCTGCTAGCGAATTGGTGACCTTGTTTGCACTTGGTGTAACTTTCACTGAAAGCATAGATTATTATAACTCAGTTCTAGTTAAAGCACCACTTCCTTGGAAAGTGATCGACGCCTCTACCATTCCGTCAAAGTTTGACGTGATAGAATGACCCGTGATGATCACGCTTCCGTTCAATTTTACGCCAGTAGTCTCGCCTGAAGGGAAAAGTTCCACTTCACCTCTACCGTCAGGATTGGCCATATAACTTAAAAAGTTAGTCTGACCTCCGTCGTCATCTCTAAGATAGACATCCATTGATCCTGAAAATTGTGTAAGTCCTGGTTCGTAAGTTCTCGCTCCCGATCCCATAACAGTAGATTCAATCGCTTGAACCTCTTGGTCGATTGTGAACGATCTAACACTCGCAACCGCCGCCACTGTGGAATCGGCACCAACGAATTTTACAACACCTGACTCACCTGTGTATACACCTGTGTTTGTAGCCATTGTATTACTCCTTGTTTGTTAGATCTTCTGGACCTGAAAGATCTTGTTTGATTATGTCCACCTGTTTCACAGAAATTTTGTTCCTGTTAGTCCTGGTGGATTTCGATGGTTCTAAGGTCCAACCATCCTCCAAAAATTCAAGCACCTTGTAGCCCTTGATTTTTTTGAAACCTTTGTTCTTATACATTTTGACAGCCATTATAAGACTCCTTTCCTGTATCTGTATGTGACGTCACAGGTCACCACCACTTCTCCCAGCGGCAGTTCTCGCTCTATGACTTCCACGTTTGATATCCTCGTGGTCACGTTGTGAATGTTTGATTTGTTGAGTGAGATGTCCCTGTCTCTGCTGACCTCCAGGGTCTCTTCTATCCTCTCCACGATCTCGTTCCTGAGCGTGTCTATGGTCTCTGTGCCCCTCACGTAGCATCTCATAAGATATGATATAGTGCCTTCTCTGAGATCAACCGCTACATCCTGTCGGGTCTCGTTCTGTGTCACCAAAAGGATCGCGGGGAACTGTGTGATGGCCAGTTTCTGCACATCGAAAAATTTCCTGCTGACC